TGTGCTGATTGCGCTCTGGAAATGGCCCGTATGGTGGCTGAATCACGGAACTTGCAGATAGTAACTGCCGGATCTACGCAAACCCTTAGCGATATGGTTCAACAGCTATCAGAGACTAACCTGAAGTTTGTGGCTCGCATTGAAGAGCTAGAGAACGCTCTACGAGTAATACAGGAAGTCAAGGCTACTCCTGCTCCTGAGTCTGCCCCAACCAAGAAACAGTTTAAGGTTGCATCGCCAAAGGACGTTGAAGTATGATATGGTTAGCAATAGTAGCGCTCGGTAATATGGGCGTTGTAGTATGGTTGGTTCGTGAGAACCGGAGATTAACACAAATGGCAGTTTCAAAGCACACGGGCGACTTCACAGCGATGGTCCGAGCCGAACGCCCTGTTGCTGCTAAAAAAGAAAAGAAAAAAGAAGAAGAAGCCTACCATACCTGGCGATCCCCCTCTGAAGGCGTAGCACCATGAAACCTTGGGCCCCACCCGTTGCAGCAGATGTCATTTCAATGTGGCAGAAAGCTGACCAGTACCTTGTAAAAGAACGTCGTGACTATTGGATGAACGCATCCTATTACGCCTCTCACCAGTGGATTTGGTGGGACTTTACTCGCAACATCGTACAAGAACTTGACTATGCGAACGAATCTGAACGGGCTTCTCGAATCACGATTGATAAATATGGTCCCCGTACCAGAAGCCTTCTAGCACGACTAACCCGAACACCTTTGATTTGGGAAGTACAGCCCACAGGTATGGACGATTCCTCAATGCGTCGCCAGCGCCTACAGGAGTACATCTTGATGGGTGAGCAGAACCATAGCGATTGGGAAGACATCCGAGAAATGGCTCTTCTACAAACATTGTTTGGTGGAGCTAGCGCAGTAGCTGTGGACTGGGATCCCGATAAAGGTGAAGATTACCTCATGGATCCGCTTTCAGGTATTTCTGTACCCACAGGCGGCATTAGGTTGACACCACTGGGTATTAGTGAATTTACCCTTGAGCCAGGATCTCAGAATGTAAAGGACGCTCGCTGGTGGATTAGGTGTACAAGCCTTCCCCCCGAGCAAGTGCAAGAAAGATACAACCTCGATGAAGTACCTCAACCCGATGCTGAAGCTATGCTTTCTTCTCGGCACCGCAGTATTTTGTTACGCCGTCCTGGCGGTGCGCCGCCAAGAACAACCCTCGTCTACGTGTACTACGAACGGCCCACCACGCGCGGTCCGGGATGTGTGGTTCATGTAGTTAACGGGAAAATCGTTCTCATGGAAGAGAAGTGGCCATTCCCCTTCAAGCAGCTCAACCTTTCGCTGTTTAGGCAGAACAAGATCCCTAATAGCTGGGTAGGTCACACACTGCTTACACCAGCACGAGATGTCCAGTACTCATACAACCGTGCTCGCTCCACAATCCTCGAACACATGCGGAAAGCTGCAAACGCCCGCCTTATGATACCTGCGGGATCGGTTGATGATGCTGACTCTATTACTATTGATCCTGCTGACACCTTGGAATACAATAGTGAAATTGGTGAACCGCACTGGCAAATGGCACCTGAAGTCCCCCGCTGGATTTCAGGAGAAGCGGCACAACTAGAAGCCGAGCTTGACGACATTTTCCACACCCACCAGACAACTCGTGGAGAAGCACCAGGAGATCGCAATAGCGGTCTAGCTTTGGCGTTGTTGGCTGAGAAGGACGACACCCCGCTTGGACCTATGGCTAAAGACCAGTCTATTGGCTGGGGCAATATTGGACAAATGGCCCTCATGCTTTACCGTATGAATGCTATGAGCTCAGGCATTACCCGCAAGGTCATGTTGATTACCGAGAACGGTGTTCCACACGAAGTAAGCTGGGGCCCAGACGACATTGACGAAAAGCCGACAGTTATTGTACCGATGGACGCAACTATGCCTCGAAGCAAGATTGCTACACAGTCAATGATTGCAAGTCTTGCTCAGCAGTTCCCTGCTGTGTTCCAAAACGTCGATGCTCGCTCCTTGACCAAGATGCTGGATCTCCCAGATCCCAAGCAGTTCTTGTCACAACAAGACCCTGACATTGCTAAAGCTCAATGGGAGAACGGGCTGCTTATGCAGGGTATTGCGGTCATTCCTGAAGACTTTGATGTTCATGACGCTCATATCATGGTTCACAACACGGAACGCAAGTCACCAACATATGAACTTGCTTCTCCGGAAATTAAAGAAATGATTGACATGCACATCCTCGCCCACATGCAAATGCTGACTAATGAGACTGCGGCAACAATGGCTCAAGAAGATCAGTCAGGTATGGGCGAGATGCAAGATCCTGGCGTAATGGCTGCGTTGAATGCCGGAGTTGGTCTACCCATGATGGAAGACTCAATGGCTGACGACCCAGCAATTATGGCCGCACAAGGAAACATGCCGATGGAGGCACAAATGGACCCTATGATGGGACAAATAGACCCTACAATGATGGAGCAAATGCCCATGAATGAACAAGGAGGAATACTCTAATGTCTGATATTGGAGATACCAATTTTAGTGACTATGTAGAAAGTGCTGATGCACCTGCAGAGGACACAGGCAACCTTAACTGGGAAGAGCGGTACCGTTCTGAAGTACAGGACCGTATTAAGGAACGGGAGCGCTACAAGCCAATCCGTCAAGTATTTGACCGTATGCACCCAGATGATGCTGCAGCCGTACAAGGCTTTGCTAATGCCTGGGCTAGTGGCGATCAGGAAACAGCAATTCAATGGATGATCGAGAACGCCAAAACACTGGCTGGGGATAAGTTCTATGAAATCGCTGGTGTCAATAGCCAGGGTCAAACCCAACAGCAGGTAGTACAAGAAGCAGTCCAGCAGGGCCAGCAAGCAGGTTTAACACCACAGCAGGTCGAGCGTATGGTTGAAGAGCGTATGCAGGCGTTCCAGCACGAGCAGGTTGTTCAGCAGTACGAAATGGAAATTACCCAAACACTTCAGGATGCAGGGTATGACCCCACAGGCCCTCTTGCTGTTGCTGCAATCACTGCTGCCCAGCAACGAGAAGACTTGGATCTTAATGCTGCTATTCAAGATATTGAAAATCAAATCTTGCAACAAGCTCAATCAATTGTGCAGAAGCGTCAGAACCCATCATCAGGTATGCCCTCTGCAGCACCTAACGGCTTTGCTCCACGCATCGACACATCGAACATGAGTCCTCGTGATAGAGCTATGGCTCGCCTAAATCAAAATAATATCTAGGCTACTTGACATACCTCTATATGGGGTTACAATATGTCTATCTGACCTGGATTGGTTAGATGTACAACCTATTCAACCTTTAGGCACATTGGCGGTGAGTCCAAGCGGTTTAAAGTTGCGGAGCAACTGAAGACGGCCAAGCGGTTGGTGAAAACCAATTCAACCCACTATTCATCAAGGAAGTGATTTAAATGGCTGCAAGCCTATCCACTGTTGATGCAATCCTTAAAGACGATTATAAGGATTACATCGAACAACTCAACCAGGCCACGTTTCTCCTCTCGCAAATCGAGACGCGCCGTGACACCGTTACGGGCCGTATCGCCCGCCACGCGATCCACCTCGGACGCTCCTCCGGTGTTGGCGCTCGCGGAGAAAATGGCACGCTCCCAGCAGCAGGCAATCAGGCGTATGCGACGGTCCCAGTACCAGTCCGATACGTCTATGGCCGCATCCAGCTGAGTGGCCCAACAATCCGTCAGGCTGTTACAGACCGTGGCGCTTTTGTTGACGCACTCGACGCTGAAATGAGCGGCATCCGTCGTGACTCCATGAAAGACGTTAACCGTCAACTCTGGGGCACATCAAACGGTGTTATTGCACAATGCGGAACTACCACAAGCTCAACAACTGTTGTTTTGGCCGCCACAACCGGTTCAACTGCACTTCGCAACCTCTTCTTTGATGGTGGCATGGTCGTTGACATCGGAACCGTAGCTAACCCAACCGCAGTAGCCTCAGCCCGTGAAATTGTTTCGGTCAACGAGTCAGCTAAGACAGCAGTCATCTCTGGTGCTGCAGTCACGACAGCCTCGACCAACTTCATTTTCCGTGCAGGTGCAGGTGGAGCTTCCAACAACTCAGGTCAGCCTGGCGACGGACAAATCGAACTCACTGGTATCCAGACCATTGTGGACGATACTTCAGTCCTTCACACCATCAACCCCTCTTCACAGCCAAAGTGGAAGGCATACGTCAACGCAAACGGTGGAACAAACCGTTCGGTGACCGAAACCTTGATCACTGGTGCAATCATGAAGACACTCATCAACAGCGGCAAGAAGCCAACATTGTTGGTGTCTGCTGAGGGTGTTCACTTGTCAGTTGCTAACTTGTTCCTGTCGCTGAAGCGCAACATGGAGCAAACAGAGCTCAAGGGTGGCTACGCTGGTATCCAGTACTACAGCCCTTCTGTATCTGGTCAAGGCGACGAAGGCCCCACAGTGCTGTACGCAGACTTTGATTGTCCAAACAACGCTCTTTACGGATTGAATCCCGAGAGCATGGTTTACCATCAAGTCGGTGAAGGCTGGCAATTCATGGACCTTGACGGTGCTGTGATGAACCGCGTTCCAAACACTGACGCTTACGAAGCAACTCTGACCTCCTACTCAGAACTTGCATGTAAGCAGCGCAATGCGAACTTCGTAATCAAGGATCTCACGGAGACCTCGATCTAAGATGCCAGCATCGGTAAGCGTAGTCACGGGTCCTGAAGTACCAGGCAACCGTAAGTTTGTGACAGCAACAGTCACATTCGACTCGTCGTATCCAACCGGGGGGGAAGCCATTTCGGTGGCCTCCCTCGGTTTGAACCGACTTGATTTTATTTGGGCAGTCACACAAGACGGCTTTGTACCTTCATGGGATGGTTCTTTGACCAGCCCGAAGATCAAGCTGTTTTGGGTAGACACGACAACAGATGGTGCTGCATTAGCAGAAGTACCTAGCACAACCGACGCTTCGGCAGTAGTTGTACGGGTCTTCGCTTTCGGAGCATAATAGGCTTGTTAGCTGGGGTGGGTGTTTCTCTCCTTTCTACCACCCCAGCTAGCATTCATTAGGAGGACATATGAGAGCATATGATTTAATGTCAAACCACATTCCGGGATCGGATGGTTGGGCAGAAATTTCTACAGACGTTTTTGACATTGCAAGACGAATCCGTGAAGGCGATGAATCAGGCTGGCGTGGCGATCCCACGGCCAGTATTTTGTTTAACCCACTTACAAAGCATTTTGAAGTCTGGTTAATTGACGACCAAAACACCCCATACATTGCTTGCTCTAGCCAGCGTTGCGATCATTCCCTCATTGTGAAGCTTATTGAAGGGGACTGGCAAAAAGGCAAGAGACTTTTAGAAGAAATCCAAAAGAAGAATCATGCTGCCC